TTCTGAACAAACTATCAAATGGGAATCACAGCCTTAGTGCTATGATAATATATTTTAGGAGGGTCTTATGAAGAGACTAATTGTTTTAATGTTAATGTTGATGGTGCTCACGGCATTCACTTTTGCCGGGGAGGTCTCTGGAGAAACCAGAGTGGATGTCGAAAGAGATATGGTTACTGAATTGAATGTTTATGCTATCGATGCCGGAGCAGTTTATGAGACTGGCTTTTTGAAAATCGGAGCAGACGTATTTGCAGACACTGATGATGATCTTGATATTGGGATACCTATTATATTTACAGGTGGTGGACTTATATTGAAAGTTGAACCAGGAGCAGATAATTTACGAGTAGAAACGATTTATGTTTTTGATGGTGATATTACGTACACTTTTGGAATGTTTGAACTCACATATGGGTTTGGATATGGCACTGATGAAGTGCTTGATATGTCAGCTGGTGCAACTTTCACAACCCCTCATATAATATTTGATATAGAGTGGTTCGATGCAGATAATGTAAAGGAGGATATCCTTGGCATTGTGGAGGCCGGGGTAACTGTGAAATACTAGCAAGAAAATTCAATAAAGCATACAGCCCTCTGGTCTATGATCAGAGGGTTTTTTATGTCTAATAGCTCTAAAATATAGAATCCTAAAATAAGTGACTTTTTTTTAATAAAAGGCTTTACAAACTCACTACAATGTAGTATATTTAATACATGATAAAGAAAAACGTTACATACACAGCAAACAGCAACAGCAACTTATCCTGTGGAGCAGCTTGTTTAGATACTTTAGGAATAAACGAAAATGTTGAAAGTATATCATACTGGGATTTCGAAATGGTAAAGATGATCGAAGCTGCTGGATATGTTACAGAGCAAACTAGAAAACCTTGGGACACAGCATTTAACAAAATTACACTAGGAAGATTCATAGCAGAAAATGAGGGAACATACCTTATACAAACACAAGGACATTTCATCCTTTTGCAGGACGGAATTTTGACTGACACATACGGTGACGGAATGAAAAAACAAGTTAAAGAAACATGGAGGATCAAATGAACGAAATAATAATACATGAATTACCAAAATTAGATGACATTCTAACTAAACAGTATTTTTCTAATGCTGTGGAAATTAGAGCAAATATGACAAGACTAACAGGATCAGGAAGATTGCTTGTAAGTTCTTTTATAATTGGATCAAATGATCCTACAGTTAAAAAGGTTGAAGATTTATATAATCAATTTACAGATTTACCTCATGTGCAAGGAGCTTAGGATGACAAAAAGAACAGAGATTAAAATTGACCGAGTAATCGAAACCCAGCAGGACTTAATGGCAGATCCAGTTTATACAGAAATATTCAGAGGATTTGTAAACAGAGATGCTGATATGAGAGTCAAAGATCCTAACTGGAAATCAGATTGGAAAGGCTATGTTTCCGGCAATAAGATTTATGAAGCATATATGATTGATGGAATGAAATACCTGAAACAGATTTCACTACATAGTATGATTTCAGATTCACCTTTTCAGGAAGTGGTGATTTTCCCAGATCATATCCTAATCCAGAAATCAGATTGGGCTAAGACAGAATCTAATAGAAAACTTATTACAAAGTTTGGATACAGAGTATTCTAACTAATAACCATCAATACTGAAGCCCTCCAAATCAGAGGGCTTTTTCTATCTCTTGTAAAAAGTGCCGATACTGTTTATATTGAATGAATATACAAGCGATGGAGGCATGTATGAAGATAGGAGCAGTTATAACCGCAAGGTCGACTTCCAGCAGATACCCAAGAAAGCATCTTGGAATGCTTGGTGGCTTAACCTTAATTGAACAGATAATTAAGAAGCTTCAATATTTAGAAAACCTTGACCAGATAATTTTATCAACAACAACAAACCAAACAGACGATGAACTATGCAAAGTTGCATATGAGGCAGGGGCAGAGATTAGTAGAGGCCCTGAGCATAATCTTCTTGAACGTGACTGGATTGCTATTAACAATTTCAAGCTGGATGCAGTCCTGGTTATATCCGGGGACTGCCCTTTCGTCAGTAACGAGTATTCCCAGGTTTTGATTGACGGATTGCTGGCAGAGCCTCATCCAGAGAATTATGATACTGTTGGAGGCTTCGGAAACCTTGCACCAATGCCGGGGTTCGTGGCAGGCATAAAGATGAAGTCAGGTTTTGAGAAAGATGAAATTTTAATGAGCAAATACGGTGAGAATTATTCATACGAGCAATACTGGATTGCTGAAAAAGAAGAGCCTGAATTATTTCGGCCATTGATAATAGATACCAGTCATATTGTGGCTCCAGAAGTTACACCTATGAAGATGAGTATTGATTGGAATTTGGAAAGGCTATTCTGGAATAAGGTAATTGATTGGTTAGGATATTATCCGGAGAAAGTAGAAGACTTTAATAAAGCTTTCGGAGGGATGACAGAACTATGAAAACAATCAAGATAACATGTGAAGGAACTGATTATGTAGATTTCAAGATTCTCGTTCCGTTTCAGGGGCATCTGAAAACTCTATCTGAAGAGAACTTGGAGAAGCTTAAAAAATCTATCATCAAATACGGCTTTACTGTACCCGGGTTTATCTGGCAATCAGGGAAAAGGAAATTTATCCTAGACTCTCATCAAAGGCAGTTAGCATTATACAGCCTTGAGGATGATGGGTATACCATCCCCGATATACCTATTGTGTACATTCAGGCTAAGAATAAAACAGAGGCTAAAGAGAAGTTATTACATATTACTTCTCAGTATGGGAAATTTGAAAGGGAAGGATTAGATGCATTTTTATTGAGTATTGATGCTGATGAAGGATTGTTTGAGACTTTAAGATTAGCTAATGAAGAAATATATTTGACTACTCCTGATTTCCAACCAGGTTCAGAAGAAGAGCAGGGTCAACTTGATATATTAGATCCGAAAATGATTATATGCCCTCATTGTGGGAAGGAATTTGATGAACGGAAATCCTAATTTAAAAATAGATTGGTGTACTTATGAAGCAGCTAAATTTGCATGTGAGAATTGGCATTATTCTAAAACTATGCCAGTAGGTAAAATATTTAAAATAGGCATTTGGGAAAATAATATATTTATAGGTTGTGTTTTATTTAGCAGAGGTGCAAATAATAATATGCTAAAATCTTATAATCTTAAAGTTAATGAAGGTTGTGAATTAACTAGAATTGCTTTATCAAAACATAGTAATTCAGTTACTACTATTGTTTCACAAGCTATATCTATATTGAAGCATAAAAATAATGGGTTGAGATTAATAGTTTCTTATGCAGATAAAGATCAAAGTCATTTAGATATTATATATCAAGCAGGTAATTGGATATATGTTGGTTCAAGTATGAATAATAAACCAGATGGTAGTTGGATTCTTAATGGGAAAAGAAAGCATGGTAAAAGTATTAGTGATCTAATTGTAAGAAAAGGTGGGTTAAAAGGTAATACTAGAGAAAAATATATAAGAAAATATATAGACAAAAATGCAATTAAATATATAACTAAAGGAAAGCATAAATATCTCATGCCACTTGACAAAAAAATGAGAAGACAAATAATAAAATTAAGTAAACCATACCCAAAGAAAATTTGCCCGAAAGGTGTTACAGGTAGCACATCAGGTTTCCAACCTGAAGGAATAGGTCCGAGTCCTATTTCGGGCTTAGGAGTAAAAAGATGACCAGATCCCAAAAAGCAGACCTAAAGAAGTTCGTAGAAACTTTACAGCAGGAAACCAGGGAAGGATCTGGTCGTATCAATAACTTGACATGGGAGAAGCTAGCAAAGATCAAAGGGCTTCTCTATTTGGGTAACTATCAGAAATATGTTTTTCAAAGTATGGGAATACCAAAAACATCCTGGGACCGATGGGCTCAATTAGGACGGGCTCTTGCAGAGGACATTCAGAATAAAAAAAAGAAATATGATAAATTAAACGAGTCACAGAAAAAGTATATTACCCTGGCAGGTTTAATTGCTCAAGGTAAAGCAGTTGCCATGATTAGGAACATTGGTATCATAGGAGATGCAGCAAGAAAAGACTGGAAAGCTGCTGCATGGTTCTTAGAAATGAATGATCAAGAACATTATGGTAAGAAGATTCAGGCCGATGTTAATGCAAATTTTATCACAATGGAAGACCTCCTTGCAGACGAAGAAGACTAGTAAAAAAGATAGGCTTGAATTCTATAGGAATAATCCTGCCGTATTCATAGAAAAAAGGCTGGGTATAAAACTCTGGTCAGGAATGAAAATTGTAATAGATTCTGTCTGGAATAATAAAAGAACATCTGTCAGAGCTTGCCACGGTGTTAGTAAAACCTATGTCGCTGCTGCAATCACAGTAGCATTTTTCAATCTATATAAAGATGCAATAATAGTCACTACAGCACCAACTTCAAGACAGGTAGAATTATTATTATGGAAAGAAATAAGAAATATATATGCAAGGAATAAGAATTTTCTTCGTGGTGAATGCATGACAATGAAAATCAAAACTGCTGGAGATAGTTATGTTGTTGGATTTTCTACAGATAAAGCAGAATCAATAGAAGGTTTTCACTCTCCTCATATCCTCTGGATTCTGGACGAGGCTAAAGGATTGCCTCAATGGGTTTATGATGCCGTTGAAGGTTCTATGACTGGAGGTACTTCGAGAGTATTGGAAATCAGTACTACAGATGGAGCAGATCAGCAATGTCCACTTAGGCAACATCAGGAAACTATGAGGGATAAATGGAACTGTATTAAATTATCAGCGTTTGATTCTCCATTCGTATCGGCTAATGAATATCCAGAATTTAAGCAACATAGGAATCAAGATTTATATGATTATGGAAAACCCAGGAAGGGCAGAGAGTGGTCAAAAGAATATCAGAAAAAAATACAAATAGAAGTATCTGAGGGAATTTTAGATAAGAAAGATTTATGGTTTGTCAAAGAACCGTCAATGTGGGAAACAAAAGTTCTTGGAGATTTCTCCTCCACAGGAACAGATAATGTCATCCCTCTCAAATGGGTTCTATCTGCTGTTGAGGCAGAAGTTGATGAAGGTGAAGGGATTACGAAACACGGTTTTGATGTTGCTCGAATGGGTGATGATAAATGTATACTGACAACTCTAATTGGAAAAACTGTACAACCTCAAGTGTCATGGGGTAAAAAGAAAATCCCTTATTCTGTTGGTCGTATAATGGCAGAAACAGAATTGCATGAAGTTGTTAATGTTGATGCTTGTGGAATGGGTGTTGGTGTTTTTGATGATCTTGCAGAAGAGGGGCATGCTACAATAGGATTAGATAGTGCTTCCAATGCTTTTGATGTTGTCAAGTTCAAGAACCTTAGAGCTGAAATATGGTGGAATGCAAGGCAGGTATTTGAGAAACAATATGAAGAAGGTAATGTCCTATCAATTCCAGATGATCCTGAATTAATAATGGACTTGACAGGATTACAATATAAGCCAATGCTGAGTGGACAATATATCATGGAGCCAAAAGATGGTTATAAGAAACGTCTGAAAAGATCCCCTGATAAAGGTGATAGTTTTGTATATTGTTTATATGAAGCTCCTGTTTTTGAAGAAGAATATTATGGGGAAGCAGATGATGAGCAGGATATCTTCTTATAGGCATAACGTGTTTATACAGTGTTACAAAATAGTAAGTGGTATACTTTTACTACTTATTAGGATAAAACGTGTTACAGGTATGATATAATGGGTTACAAGTGCCATATTAGATATTTAAACAAGCCGATAATGATTAAATAAGAGGTATATATGTTTGAAAGAGCCAAAACCAGAATAATTGAAGGTAAAATTAGACTTCAGGAAGCACAGATGGATCTCGAAAATCTAAATAATATTAGGCCAGTTACAGAAAGCAATAATTACATCACTCCAGAAGCGGATGAAGCAGACTGGAAACTAATGGGATCTAATAGTGAAAAGGGTCTTGATTCTATTGATCAGGAATCACTAAGAAAACAGGCAATTAAAACATATTACAAAGATTCTCATGGTAGAAATATCATCAGGCTGTTTGAGAAATATGTTGCAGGACATGGTTTTAAAATAGCACCTATGAGTACTATCCCAGCAGTGAAAGAATATTGGAATGAATTTTGGAAAGTAAACAAGATGTCATTAAGAGCAAAAGAAATTGTACGAAGATCAATGAGAGATGGAGAAACTTTCCTTCGGTATTTTGAAGGTGAAAAGAGAGATCCTATGAAAGTACGATTCATGAATCCAGCTCTTGTTGCTGATCCAGAAAAACCACCTTTAGATAGTGATAATAAAATCAGTGATGGAATAGAAACCGATCCTGATGATATTGAAGAGGTTCTTGGATATTATTATAAGAATAATTATATTGGAGCGTCAGAAGTTCAGCACATTAAAATACTGGTAGACAGTGATGTTCTCAGAGGTCGTTCGTATTATGAGCCTATGTTACAAAGTTTGGCTATGTATAAAAAATGGTTAATGGATAGAATGAAATTAAATGAGATTAGGAATACAGTTGCACTGATTAAGAAGGTTAATGGCAACCCCACCAATGCAGCTAATGTTGCAACCAAATATGAAACATCCAGGAAAACAAATCCTGATGGAACTACTCTTTCAAGAGCACCTAAAAATGTATCTGTATATACCGTAAATAAGAATGTTGACTATGATTTAAAATCCCCTAATCTTCAAGCAGCAGATGTCCAGCATGATGGAAGAGCATTATTATTGAATATAGCTGCTGGATCTGGGCTTCCTGAATTCATGATCTCCAGTGATGCCAGCAATAGTAATTATGCATCAACGGTTACCGCAGAGGGTCCGGCAGTAATGGAGTTTGAGGACTGGCAGGACTTCTTTGGTGAAGCATACAAGATGATGTTCGAACGTGTTATTGAATACGGAATTAAGCAAGGTAAAATTCCTAAGATGGAATCGTATACTGAAAGAGAAGTACAGCCTGATAAATCAATCAAAGAAATTAAAATCACAGAGCCTACATCAACAGAATGCAGTATCACATTTCCAGATCTTGTTACCAGGGATATAAAGCAAGAAACTGAATCTTATATTCTCCAAACTAATGCAGGTTGGATGTCAAAAACTACTGCTCAAGGGAGACTGGATCTTGATCATGAACAGGAA